CGTCGGCATCGACGTAGATTGGGTTGCTGTATTTGCAATAAAGTTGCTTAATCCGGCCATATTATTTCTTCACTTTTTTCTTAGCTGCTGCCAAATAACCTAATGCACCCTTACTATCTGGGGGCAAACCTTTAGGATCTGCTTTGCGCTTGTGAGCGCGAATTGTTTTTAAAAACTCATCTAATACTTTAGCACCTGCGTCGTTACTGCCGTTACCTAAACTAGACACTACATCAGCCGGAACAACAAACTCACCATTAGCTAACATGGCAGCAATACTATCGCTTGTGCCGTCGCCTTTACCTTTAACGTAAGTGTTCTTCATTGAACCCAAACCGCCCTCACTAAAGAAAGATGGGTTGTGGTCATCAACCATGTGGCCACCAGCTTTAGCTGCTTTCCATTCTTGCCCAAATGGATAACCGGGAAGGGCATAATTAATTTTACCTTTAGTAACGCCGGGTTTAAGAGCCATGATATCCGCATTACCGCCACCCAAAAATGGTGAAGAAGTTGTTGCGCTTAAATCATAAACACCCTGACTTGGTGATGGTGTGCTTCCGGAAGCCATGTGTTGTACATATCCACCAGACGCCATTCCTTCTGTATCACTTGCTGATTCTTCACCAAGTAAACTATACTCGGGGTTTCCTTTAGAAGTACTAGCAGTTAAGCCAACACCGTATTGTCCACCACCTAGTGAATCTAAACCGCCCGTTGGCGATGTTGGGCTAGTGCTGCCACCAGATGTTGGGGTTTTAACTAAACTTTTACGAGCTAGTCCAGCACCAGAAGTGCGACCTTTATTTCCTGATCCAAGTTTTAAAGAAAAGCCAGAACCAGATTTGCCTGTTGTATCTTCTTCCTCTTGGTAGTCATCGGTGTACTCACCCGTGTCGGTAGCTTCTGTTACATCAACTACTTCACCATCTCCACTAACAGTTAATGTAGAACCGTCGTCATATGTGTAAAGAAGATTGCCTTTTGCGTCTTTTGTTGTGCCTAAAGGTTCATCTGTTGGTTTTGTTTCTTCAGCGGGAGGTGCTAATGTATCTAAAGCACCTTGTGGATCTACATATTCTTGTTCTGCTTTAGATTCAGTTGAGGCATTTGGTAATGCTACATCATACTCTTCTTGAGTTAATTTGCCGTCAGCTAAATCTTGATCTAACTCTTCTTTTGTTTGTTGCGGAAGTTTTACGCCCTCACCTTCAATACCTGGGGGAGCGCTTTCTACTTTTACTGAACCATCTGGAACATCACTTGTTGGTACACTAGCAGTTGGGGCATAAGGAGATGGGCCAGATGCCTCAGCATCCATTTGTCCTTTGGCAATAGCGTAAGCCTCTTCCGGTGAAAAGCCTTTATAGATTGCGTCTCTAAATGTTTGGGACGTAGTTACAGCATCATTGTCCACTTTAGTTTCCGCAACATCTGTAGTAGGGGCTGCACCTCCGTAGTATCCACCATCTTGAGCTTCAACGTCTTTGCTATTTGCATCAGAAAAGTCCATGCCTTTAACAGCACTTGTACCTGCACCAATTGCGTTACCAATTAATTGATTGCCAATTGAAGAACCAATTGCTTTATTAATATCTTGACCTTGAAGGGCAGCACTAGCAGCACTTCCAATTGTTCTATCAAGTGGATTATATCCAGTTGAGATATCTAAACCTTGGGTAATACCCATAGTTGCTGCACTGGTTGCCAAATTGGTGGCGACGGTTAATGGATCAGCACCTTGTGCTAATTGCATACCGGTATTAAGAACCATAGCAGCTTCAGCTACCGTGGCGCCTTCCCACAATAACGGAGCAAGCTCCGGAGCTAGAACAGCAACAGCAATAAGAGGAAGAGCTTTGGCAGGATCTTTAGCCATTGCTTCAACAGTTTTACCAACCTGTTGACCAACCTCTTCAACTACGTGACCAACCTCTTCTGCCGCATGACCTATCTCTTCGGCAACAGCACCAACGGCATCACCAACGGCTTCAAACGCATCTGATACGGCTTCAACGACAGCACTCATTACGCACCCATCCTTTCGCCTTGTAATACCAGATTAACTCGGATGTTACCTTCTTTGTCTTTATATGTTTTATAACCCATGTTTGGGTTTTGAGCTTGTTGCTCTTCCCGAGCTATCATTTGGAATATGTTTAAAATAGATGGATCTGAAAATGTTGTTTGTAGTCCTGTAAAGCCATCAACAATAGCTTGATCAATAAATTGTTTACTATTGTTTAAATAGTTTTGAGCTATATCAGCATTAAGAGCACGGAACACACCAAAGCTAGGATTTTCTTTTGCTGGGTGCACTACAAAAATGGTGTTACCAAATTTGTATAGTTTAGCGTCAGGCATGCCCAGTTCAGCAACAAACAGCATATACACTTTTTTGAACGGATACGGGGAACGAGTGTTTTCAGCCGCAATCTTTACGATCATGTCTGTTCCAAGTTCTTGTTGTTGACTATCGACCATTTGGGTCATGCTACATCCTTATAAATAATAAGTGATCCTACATATACTAATGCAAAAATAGGGCATTTGCCGCCCTAATTATTTGCTAGGACCATTGATAATTTCTGTAAATTCTAATGCCCAATCTTGCCAGTTTTCAAACCTGTCTGGATCTGGTACTGGATATGCAGAAAACGTTGGTGATTGGGATACGTTTTTAGCAGTCATTTGCCATTCTGGTTCCGGGTGAATTCCAATTGATTCTGCCGAGTACCACATAATTAAATTGCCGTTCCATGAATCCCAATCCATGTGTTGTGGCAAGTATGGATAAAATTGTTGCTGAGTTGCCATTATGGACGTTCGTCACCGTATTCTGCAGTGATTAAAAGACGACCCATTTCATAATTTCCGTCAATTGTGTCGGATGAAAACTTTAATGTTGTTTCCCTATTTTCAACACGCATATCAATTTTTCCAGTTTCTGGCCCAAATGGAAATGGGGTAACAACTGTGGTATCCCCCCTAGCAAATTTACGACCTAAAACAGACAATACCATTTCACCACCTTGTACAAAATCAGGCTCAACGCGACGTAAGTGCATACGACGATTAGCCCCAGAAGAAGTATCTTGAGAAGGAGTACCCCCAACCCAACTAATATCGCAGGTTGTAAAACTAGATAAAATAGAAGTCTCACCAGAAAATGATACTTTGTTTAACCCGTATTCATGTTGCCAAATTGGATACCCACCAGTGATATAATATACTAAACCACCAACAGTTGCCACAGGATTAAATGCTACATCACAAGTAATTAAAGTAACACCTTTTGGATACAAAGGACGAATTGTAGAATTAAATGTAAATGTGCTAGTTACAATTCTATACGTTGTGTCTTGCGGTACCGTAGAAAATGATAAATAATCACCGGGACTAAATGTCCCCGTAACATCACCAGCGACATAAATTTGTTTAGTAGTTGGAGCCGGCAAACTAGCGGGTCGCGAACTGATAGTAAAAGGTTGGCTATACACAGCACCATAGTTCCAATCAGCCCAAATAGGTGACGGAAAAATTTCTGTGGTATAACCACAAGATCTTTGAGCACCTTCAGCAGAACCAGCATCATACCAAATTTTATCTTTGACATTATAGATAATAGCATCTGTGCATTCTGTAGCAGACCCCCGTGGATAAAAAAACCAAATCTCATTGTAGCGTGGGACCTTAGTAGCCCACACCTTTTGGCGTTGTTCATAGTTAAGGTTATCAAATAGCCAGTTTACGTTTTTATCATTTGGCAAAACATTAACAGAACCGTTATATAAATAGAAACGGTCAACACCCATCCAATAGTATATGCCATCCATTTCCACTACAGCGGAAGAAGACATAATAGAAATTTGGCTGGAAATAATATCATAGCGCCAATATAATGGTGCAGCACCGGTAAACGATACACGAATTAAACTGTCTGTTGCCCAGAACAATCCAGATGGTGCATTTGTACCGCCACGGACCGGCGCACCTTTAACAATTTTACTAGAAGCCATGTTAATTTGGTTGGCGGTTGCTCCATTCCAATCGGATAAACTATTAGCAAAATAATTAGCTAAAGTGGAGTCCACGTGATTGTTTGCAATAAAACCATTTGAACCAAATACAAAAAGATATGGATACAAAACGCATACGCCACCATCCACAACAATAGGCTTATAAGTAGGGTTCTGACCCGCGGTATCAGCAAGGCCCGTAAAGGTCCATTGGACAGAAGAGTTTGGAAGAACGCTGCCATATTGAACTTGGGTAGGGACGCCATTGTCTATGTTTGCTAAGTTTAATCCGGGGTGAGCTATAACTTCTAACGCTCCACCAGAGGGGTTGTATTGTAAATCAAATTGCCATAGGTTACGATCATCTGGCGTAAAATTGTAATTATCAATCCATACAGTTGTTGGTGAGCCAACAATAGTTCCACCAGTTACAGTAACTGTAGTATCTGGTGTTGAAAATGTTGGTGTGCCAACAGTTGTATAAACTGTCGGTGTGCCAGCTTGTGTAAAAATTACTTTGGTGCCGGCCGGATAAACAGAGGCGTAACTTGTAGGTGTTGAAGCGTAACTACGAATTTTAAAAGTAGTTGTTGTGTTAGAATAAACTGGAAGAGCAGAATATCCAGGAGTAAAAATAACTTGATATGGACCAGAACCTGCAGAGTAGGTTGTTCCTGTTGTGAATACATCTAATGTATTTGCGGTTCCAGCAAAAATATAATTAACGCCGTTATAGGCGTTAGCAATCATTCCACGCAATATTCCGCTGAACGTAGAAAATATTTCACGATAGCCACCCATTTTCTTAGGTGTGCCACGTTGGAATCGGCACCACACACCGTCTTGATAATCACGAGATTCAAATTTAGTACCGTCTCGTTTAATACCAGCTTGTACTCCTAGTGTATAGACTAAGTTGTACTGTTCTTGTGTAGTTCCTTGATCGCCAGCTTGTTGAGCCATTAGAACGTACCGCCGGGAATAAGCCCAGCGTTAAACGTTGCTGGTGTTAAAATTTGTGGGCTAGATGTATTAGTATTATCAATACGCAACATTTGAATAGCGTTAGCAGTTAACCCCAATACACTTGTACCAACTAAATACATACCAGTGGTAGTATCGGAATTAAAAGAATGAGAAGGAGCTGTAGCAGAACCGTTGTTTGCTAAAAACACACCACTGGTTGTTTGGGTTAAAGAGAATAATACATTGCCGTCACTAAGCGCAGTAACCACTTGACCTGCTGTTAGTACAATAGGGGGTGTTGATGCACCCGATACGTTAAATGAAATATTGTAAGCGCTAGAACTTGTATTGTTTACCAATACATAAATTTGGGTAATTGCTGGTAATGTTACATTGAGCGTAGTTGTGCGAGTGCCAGATAATGCAACATAGGTTTGAATAATTGGTGCATACGATACTAAGTTTAACGATGTTCCAATAATGCTGTCTACGTCATAGGTTGCTGAAGTAAATGTAACATTTGATGGAACTGCCCAACCAACAGTAAAAAAGTTACCAGTAGATTGCTCATACATGATGTAACCAGAATCGCCAGGGTTAGTTGATATGGTTGTTAAACCATTAATTAACGCCGGAGATGTTGGGGTAATGGCTAATGTACCGTTACCATTATTTCTAAATCCAATATACCAACCACCAGATAGTGTAGATACATTTGGTAATGTAAATGTACCATTACCGCTTGTCCACACAAAAGTAGCGGCTCGGCTATTATCAGTAATAGCCGGTGTGGAAGAAACTTGAACAACGTTGCTAGTTGTAGCAAGTTGGCCAGTAATAGTTGTTAGGCCTGCGCCTTGCAATGTTGCCGCATCGGCTGCAGATGTGCCAGTACCAAATTGAACATTTTGCCATGTGCCGGCAGTTGTGGTGTTATCAGATAAATAAAAGTAACGTGATGTACCGGCTGTTAAGGTTACTGAGCCAGTGCCACCAAAAGCGGTTACTGTAAAATTAACAGAACCTTTGTTGCGAATTAAGATGTCAGTACCAACAGCACCTTGATCACCCTGTGGCAATACTACAGTCAATCCCGTGGTTGATGGCACACAATCCATAATACGAGCTGCAGGAACTTGTGTTGGGTTAACAACAGCAGGCCAGTATAGCTGAGTGTTTGTACTAAAATTTAACGCGTAATAGGATACGTCGGTAGGTACGACAACGGTACCAGTAAACGGCGATGTAAATGTTGGCATATATTAAGGTTCCTGTACCGTTGTGTTTCTATCAATACGACGGCTATTATCTTCTTTCTTAAGGGCGGCAAGGGAATCAGTGTAGTATGATTTCCAAACAGGTAATTTATCTAAGGCTTTTAAATAACCCTGAGCTTGCAACAAGGTACCAAACAACATAGCCTGTGGGCACTCACGGGTAAATAAATTTTGTTGGTTTGATGTATCTAACGGTTGAATTTCACTATAGTAAATAATTTCTACAGAAGCCGCGGTAGAAGGAGCTGGGGCAATTGCCCAGTTGTTGTAGTCATACTCAGCATAAAACTTAGGTGTTCCAGCTGTTGATTCAGATTGATACTGTGCAATATAGTCTTGGGAGCGCATTACAATAGGGGCACCGTTAATCTTCATGGAAACTGTTTTTCTCCAACGAGCAGGCTTTTGCAAAATAACTTGGTTTTGAGCCAAAGTAGTTTCCACCACAGTTAACTGCAATAAAGTTTTTAACTCTGCGGCAATAGCAGATTCAGCCAAACCAATAAGACTTGGAATCTGCGCAATGAACCCGTCATCATCACGTTCCATATAAGTTATGACATCTGCTACGAGATTGTCATAGGTCATTTGATATGCGCCGCTCATCTTGTATAGTAACTTATGTTAGGTTGGAAGTAAATTGGGGACTTGTCACGGTCTTCGTCTTCAAATTCTGTACGTGCAGTTAATGCCCGTTGTTCTAAATATCCAATTCTTGTCATATCAACATCTGGAAATTGCATAGCTAAACGATGTGACAATGCAGCTTGAAAATAATTAAGTGCACGATCTGGCATGTACAATTCGTTAGTCAACGATCCAACATCTTGTGGTTGGCATTCAATAATTAATGAAAACGCTTGAAAGTTGTTGTTTGGCACAGGCCATAGATACATCTCAGGATCAATCTGACGATTGAACCAATACTGTAGTGTGCGTTGACTAGGGAATTGTTTGTTAGGCAAAGAAAAATAATCAGTACGATTAAGTCTTGCCATTGGGATTACTTGTTGTGATTGCGCAAACTGAAGGGCACGAAGAGAATAAGTGCTACCAGTTGTGCGGTTGTTTAGGCGATAAAAATTAAATGCCTGCGTGGTGTTAATGCCATAGTATTGCCATTGACGATCAGCCAATGTAACTTCTGGGAATGATTCCCAAGTAGTCCAAGTTACGCCATCACTACTTACTTGAAAATCCAAATTGTAAGTAGCACTGCCACTAGGAGCATAAGCATTAAAGCCAACATAGTATAACCTCGTTGCTTGAGAGTATGCCGCACCAAAATAGTTTTTAGACAAAGTAGTTGTGGCATGTTGATTTAGATCTGCGTTACCAGTCTGGTCAAATAGCGTATAAACCGATGCGTTGTCTGTTGGGAGTGTTTGACTAAAGGTTGGATTAACAATGTAAATCCAGTTAGCTTCTAATACGTCAACACAATTGGTTGGCATGGGAAGAACTTGCTGATTTGTCTGAGCACCCAGCACTACAATCTCTTGCAACCAAATATTAATGCCACGGTTAACAGAGTTTTGTAGTATGTAAAACAAAGCCTGTTTACCCGCTTGTACATACTCAGGGGTCATCTCTTCCGAGGTTTTCCCTGCATCACGGTACGCATATGAGATCAACTCATCAACGTTGACTTTAGTTTTGTTGTATGTGCCAGAATATGCCACAGATTATCTCCCGCGGCCAGCGGCTCGCTTTTGTACTTTATTAGGTAACTTGTTAGACGCTGGGCCAGCTTTAACAAAC